TCATTCGACGTCGTTGTAGAACTGGATCCCGCCGATCTCGGCACAGACGCTGCGCCCTTGCGCCCATTGCGGGTTTTCACCCGCCCGGTGCAGGTGAGTCGCGCCGCCGGTCGGATCGTCGAGCAGACCGGCCACCGCGCGGCGGGCGATCCGCCGGGCCGCGGCGAAGACCGGGTCAGCGGCAGTCACCGACAGCAGCCCGAGCCGCCCCGGCGCGTCCGGGTCCCAGCAGGGAAATTGCCCCGGCAGACGGCAGACGGCGACGACGTCATTGCCCCACCACCACCCTCCATGGTCGCGCGCCCGGCCGACGCGGTTCATCACGACCAACGCCACCGCCTCCATGGCCCGCACGGATTCGCCGCGCGCCTCCCCCCACAGGGTGCGGGCGAGCGTGTCGATGGCTTGGCCGGGCGTGTCGGCGGACGGCCCCCGCGGGGGAGCCGCCGGTCCGGGTTCCGGTTTCAGGACGCGCCCCCTCATCGGCGGCCTCCGTCGCCGTAGGGCGGAACGTAGGGCTGGGCGAACGGCGCGCAGCCGTTTTCCAGCTTGGTCTCGATGCGCAGCAGATGGTCGGTCAGCCGCCGCTCCACATCCTTCAGCGTCGCGACCGAGACGTAGGTCTTGGCGACCTCCAGCTTGTAGGCGGCCAAGCTCTCGCGGACCTGCGCCTGGGCGGTCTCGGCGCGCGCCCGCACCGTCTCCAGCGCGGCTTCCGCATCCCGGCGCAGCCGGGCGATCAGCCAGAACAGCCCGCCCATGACCGGCAACTCGACCGCCGTGATCCACCAGGACAGGTCGATGGACTCCTGCATCTCCGTTCTCCAAAAAAAAGCAAAAAGAAAGGGCCGCCCTCCGGTCAGGGAAGGCGGCCCGTCGAACCATGGGACTTCGCGGGCCCGCGGGACTTCGCGTGCATGGTCACACGCCCCAGTCCTCCACTGGGGGCAACGCCGCCGCGGCGCGCCAGTCCGGCTTGCGCCCCGGCGCCGGCTGGCGGTCGAAGCGGAAGGGTTCGCAGGACAGCGCCCCGGCCACCGCGTCTAGCCCGTCGTCGCGGCCCGTGTAGCGCCCGTCCGGCGACCATTCGCGCATTTCGCGGATGAAGGGCGTCTCCCACACCACGGCGTGGGCGAGCAGCCGGCGGTCGGCCAGGAGGGCGTCGAACGCCTCGCGGATGCGCAGCGCCTTGGCGCGGCGGCTGGCCTCCTCGACCACGGCGGCGCCGACCTTCTCCGTGCGCAGCGCCTTGCGCAGCAGACCGGGAAGGAAGCGCCCGATGCCGTTGATCTCCACATGCACCGCCGGCAGGTGATGCCGCTCCAGGAAGCGAGCGACCTGGAGGCACTGCTGCTCCGCCTCGGTGTCCGGATCGCCGGGGTCCACCGACAGGTAGAGCACGCGGTGCAGGTAGAAGCGCCCGTCCGCCCCGCCGAACACCGCGGCGACGACGCTGGAATCGCCGGGCTTGCCGCCCTCCGCCGCCGGCCGCGCGAAGGCCGGGTCCCACCAGCAGGAGGCGGAGGCCATGCGCAGGCCGTTGAGCGTCAGCACCGCCCGCCCCGCCGACTCCCGGTATTCCAGTTCGCCGTCGTAGCGGCCCAGCCGGTCGGGGTCGAGGAAGCCCTCCGCCTCGTTGACCGGCTGCAGCAGCATCTGGCTGGTGAATTTGTTGGGGCCGGTCGTCTTGCGGATGCGGTTGACGTGGGCCTCGCCGAAGCGCTGCGGCCAAGCGTAGCGGCGCCGGCCGTCCGGACCGTCGGTGTAGACCGGCAGGACCAGCCGCGCGAAGCCGTCCAGGAAGGGCCGCATCTCCCCGGCCTCCGCCCGCGGCTCCTCCGCGTAGATGGAGTAGTAGCTGTGCGGCGTCCCGACATAGAGCTGCACCCCGCCCGGCACCAGCAGATAGTCGATCTCCGCCAGCCTCTCGCGCAGGTCGGCGCGCTTGCCCGGACTGCCGGAGGTGCGCGGCACCTCGACGTCGTCGCAGATCACCACGTCGGCGCGGCTGCCCGTGATGTTGCCAACCACACCCGCCGCCACCATGGAGGGGTCGCGCAACTCCTGAGCCCGCACCACGGTGAACTGGTCGGCCGCCCACTGGTCGCGCTCCTTCGCCGGGGGCTTCAGGCCGCGGGTGTCGGGATGGCGCTCGATGATGCGCTTGACGTTGCGCACCATCTTCTTGGCCAGCTTCAGGTCCGCCGCCAGGACGAGCAGCCGCCGGTTGGGGTCCTGGTAGAGCATCCAGGCCGCGAACAGGCCGACGATGGACGACTTGCCCGCCCCGCGGAAGGCCATCAGCAGCAGGCGCGGCCCCATTCCTAAGGACCCGATGCCGACAGTCCCGACCCCCACCGCCTGCCGTTCCAGCCACGCGGCGATCTGCAGATGGTGGCGGGGGGTGGTCAGCTCCGATTGCCGGTTCCAGTCCTGGACGAAGGCGAAGAAACCCTTCTTGCGCGTTTCCGCCTCCATCACGCCACCCGGCCCAGAATGTGCCAGCCGGCGCCGTTGGACATCGCCGTAACCGCGCTGCCGGTGGCGCCCAGGGTCACCGGAGCGTTGTCCGGACCGCCGCCGCCCTGCACGGTGACGGTGACCGGGTTGCCCGACACGTCGGCCTTCTTGACCGTCACCGTGCGCCCGACCGCGTGCAGCGCCCCCGGCGGCGGCAGCCGCACCGTGACCGCGCCATTGAAGGCGCTGACCAGATACAGCGCCTGGTTCAGGTCCGGCTCGAACAGGCCCGGCCGGTCGTGGAAATAGGCGTTGCCCGGGCGGTTGTTGCCGGCCACCACCCACCAGCCGGCCCCGTTCGAGACCATGGTCACGAAGTCGTAGCGGTTGCCCAGCGCCACCGTCCGGCCGTCCGGTCCCGGCCCGCCGTCCTCGGTGACGGTCAGTCGGTGGACGGAGGCGTCCGTCCGCTTCACCGTCACCGCGTGGCCGTTGGCCGCGTCCGCCGCCGGCAGCCGAAGCTCCACGTCGCCGCTGTAGGCGCTGACCAGATAGACGGAGCTGGCGAGGTCCAGCGCGACCACCCCGCCGCCCTGCGGCTCCACATATTCGGTGTCGTAGCGCAGGGCTTCGACGACCAGTTCGGAGACGCGGCTGCGCGCCAGCCGGTTCTTTTCCGGATAACCGGCGTTCACCGCCGTGTAGCGGCCGCCCGAAAGGTCGTAGATGGCCGGGCCGGCGGACATCGACAGCAGATTGACGATGGCCGTCTCCACCGACCCTGCGTCGAGCTGCACGTTGGGCACGCCGCCCAGCGATTCGGCGTAGAAGTTCAGGATCAGCGTCTTGTCGGTGTTGGCGCCGACGCGGAAGCAGGCCAGCGCCATGGTCGACAGGTTGGCCTCGCAGTCCTGGAAGCTGTTGTTGTACTTGCCCTGCTCCACGAAGAAGCCGCAGCCGGCGATGGGCGCCGACAGGGAATAGACGCGCACCCTGGAAAAGCGGTTGGCGTTGGGCGTGTCGCCCTCCCCCGTCCGGGTCAGCCACACCCCGTGCAGCGACGGGCGGGCCACCAGAACCCGCGACACCATGTTCCAGTAGCAGGGCCGGTTGGGATCGGTGTGGCCGTCGAACAGCAGCCCGACCCGCGGGTCCCAGATGGTCAGGTCGCTCAGCGTGTTGTGCACGCAGGGGCCGTCCCGCCCGAACAGCCTCACCGCGGCGTCCCCTTTCTCCAGCCGCAGGCCGCTCACCGTGGCGTAGCCGTCCGGCAGATGGATCAGGTCGAACGCGGCCGAGGCGCCGGCGATGACCGACCTCTGCCCGGCGCCATACAGAGTCTGGCCGTAGCCCACCGTCAGCGTGTTGGTGATCCGGTAGGTGCCCGGCGGCACATGGATGGCGTCCGCGCTGGTCAGCGCGGCCTGGATCGCCCGCGTGTCGTCCACGATCCCGTCGCCGACCGCACCGAAATCCTTCACCGACAGGGCGTCGGCCAGCTTTTCCCGCACCGGGCGGCGCACCGCGCCGGCGCCGGGGGCGACGAAGGTGGACAGCGCCTCCTCGTCCACCGGCGGGCGGGCGATCGGGTTGCCCAGCGTATCGAACGCCAGGAGTTGCCCTGCCCGCACCACCCGCTCCGGCAAGCGGTTGGAGGCCGGCAGGTCGGTGTCGGTGTAGCGCAGCATCAGTTCCTGATCGCCGGCCACCTGCTGGAGCGCGGCGGTCAGCTGATCGAACTCGCGGTTGAGGCTGGAGGCCGGAAGCGGCCCGCTCTCCAGGAAATCGCTCATCCGCTCGATGGGCAGGCGGCGGCGCAGCAGCACGGGCGTCCCGGCCTCCGGCGGCTCCGTGAAGGCCACCGCGCCGCCCGCGGTTTCCCCGGCGCCGCTCACCGCATAGCCGGTGGTCTGCCGCGCCGCGCCCAGGAAGACCTGAAGGTCGCCGTCCTCGAAGACCGGGAACGGAAAGGTAAAGTCCGTCTGCACGCCGTCGGCAAGATACTGGACGCGCGGGTTGCCGCGCGGAACGTCGATTGCGCTGGGCATGGGTGCGCCCCTCCTGCTGCGTGGAACGAAAAGATTCGGCGGGGCGGAAGCGTCAGTAGAAGCGGCTCATGAATTCCAGCCGCTGGCGCTCGGCGAGCTGCGCCTGTTCCAGCAGGTTGCGTCGGCGCACGCTGTCCACCTCCTGCTGGATGGCCTCGCGCTTCAGCCGGTCGGCCCCCTCCGCCTCCCCGCGCTCCGCGGCGCTGTCCTTAACGACGCCGAGCAGGATCGCCTCGCCGGAGCCGTCCGCCGCGCTGACCCCGTTGGAGCCGAGCGTGGCGCGGGTGCGCGCCACGGTGCGGCGCAGGGCGTCCACGCGCCGCCGCTCGTCGGATTGCGCGGCGGCGGACATCTGGGCCAGCCGCGTGCGGGCGTCCCCTTCCTTGTCCGCCAGCGTGGCGGCCTGCCCGGTGCGGAGCTGCTGGGCGGCCAGGTTCTGGCTCTGCGCCAGCCAGTCCATCTCGCGGGCGCGCTGCCGCTCCGCCTCGGCGCGGGCCTGCTCCTCCTTCTGGCGCTGAAGCTCCTGGTCCTGGCGGCGCAGTTCGTCCTCGCGCTGCCATTGCAGGCGCTGCTGCTCCGTCTGATAGGCGTAGCGGCGCTCGTCGGCGGCCTGCTGCCGGCGCGCGCTGTCCGAAGTGCCGGAGACGCGGTCCACCGTGTCGGCGACGGCGTTGGCCAGCGGCAGCGCCGTCGTGGCCAGGGTCGTGATTCCGCCCATCAGTCGTTCACCCTCAATTCCATGGTTACGGACAAAAGCGTGAAGGGCAGCGGCGCGTCCTGCCGGATGCTCCACAGCGGCCGGTCGCTGTCGCGCCGCCAGCCCAGCGCCCGCAGCTTGCGGTCGCCGGAGACCAGCGCCGGAACGCCGCCCGCGGGCTGCGGCCCCGTCCGGTGCAGCGGCAATTCCTGAAGGCCGCGCCCCAGATCGGCGTGCAGCGCCGCCGTCTCCTCCAGCCGGAAGCCGACGGAGACCAGCCGCACCGCGTCGGTTCCGCCCGCCTGACCGAGCAGGCTGACCGGCAGCGGCTCGATGCGGTGGCTGTAGGGCAGACCGGCCTCGACGTGGCGGGCCGGTGGGTCGAGCACGATCTTTCCCGCGGCGACGGTGGCGTCGGCTCGCACCGTGCCGTCGGCGACCACCGCGACGCTGCGCCCCTCCAGATGGTCCAGCCCGCTCCACACCGCGGTCGGGGCCTCATGGTCGCCGACCAGCGCGGCGTCGAGGTTCAAAGCGTCGTCGAAGCGTTCCACGCTCCACCGCCCGGCGCGGTCGACCAGCGCGTAGACCTCGTCCCCGACCACCGCGACGGAGCGCACCGCCCCATCGGTCTCCAGCCGGGTCCAGGCGGTCACCTGCTCCAGCCGGTAGACGGTCAGGGCGCACAGCGCGCCGTCCTCCATCACCACGAACATCAGCCGGCGGCCCTGGTCGTAATCCTGGTCGCGCGGCCTCACCACCAGATGACGGGCCAGCAGCGCCAGATCGTTGGCCTGATAGGCGGCCTCGGTGTCGGTGTAGAGGAATTCGCGGATCTCCCGCCCGTTGCGCGACACGAACAGGGTGGCCCCGTCAACGTCGCGCGGCGGGACGGAGCGGTCGACGGGGGAGCCGATGCGCGTCTGCCGGTGGACCTGGATGTTCTGCGGGGTCAGCGGATCGCCCGACACCATGTATTCCGCGCCCGAGGTGAAGACCTGGAGATGCCGCCCGGAGAAGACGGCGCGCACCGCGTTCACCTGATCGGACAGGATGCCGAACTCGATGGCCTCGTCGTCCTGCCCGGTGCCCAGGTCGAAATTCCACAGGTCGGCGGAGCGCGACAGCCACAGCCGGTTGGGCAGGTCGCGCGACCCGCCGATGACCAGACGGTCCTGGTGGAAGGCCGCCGACACCGGCCAGCCGCGCAGCGGCGAGAAGGACTGCTCGTCCCAGGCCGTCGTCGCGGCGGTTCCCGCCAACGTCTCCAGCGCCGTCGCGGTGACCTGGGTCGCCGACACCACCCCCTCGACGCGGAGCTGTTTGCCCTGGATGCGCAGGCGGGCCCCCTCCTGCTTCGGGTCGAAGACCGGGGCGGAGGCGGTCACCGTCACCAGCCCGTCGGTGCCCGACGGGGTCAGCGTCACGGCCGGGTCGGCGAAGCGGTAGAAGGGCATCGCCACCCGCTCCCCCTCTGCGACGTAGCTCCAGCCGGTCAGCGCCCAGGCGTCGGCGCCGCTGCGGGTCAGCTTGCGCGGCGGCACGTCGGGGTGGCAGACCAGCAGCGTGTCGGCGCTCTGCGTCCAGGTAATCTGGGGAAGCTGGGCGGCGGTCCACGGGGCCTCCACGCTGGCGATGGGCGTGTCGTTGCCATAGACGTCGATCCGCCCCTCGGAGAAGACCAGCAGATAGGTCTGCTCGGTGTTGAACTCGAAGGCGACCAGCCGCCCGTCGCCGCGGGCCGGATCGACGAAGGCGAGGCCGGAGCGGCGCGTCACCCCGCCCGTCGGGTGGATGAACAGGTTGCGCAGCGCCAGCGCCCCGTTGTCGTAGGCGCGCAGGTCGCCGCGCCCGAGCAGCCGGCGGGAAATCTCCCCCGCCGTGAAGTTGGTCTTCACCTGACGAACCCGCGCCATCAGCCCCTCGCGTCGATCAGGGTGAAATCCTCGAAGCCCGGCTGGCTGTCCTGCAGGGCGTCAATCTGGCGGGCGCGGCGGAACTCGCTCTCGGCCAGCCGCTGCAGCAGTTCCGCCCGGCTCGTGCTCTCGGTCAGCGGGATGCAGAACTCCGCGGCCAGCCGGGCGATCAGCGCCTGATCGAAGAAGGCGGGAAAGTCCTCCTCCGCCGGGCGCCCGACATAGGTCAGCACCACCGCGTCGGAGGCCGCGTGCAGCGCCCGCCCGGCGATGCGGTAGTCCAGCCCGCGGCCCCGCCCGCCCGCCCCGGCGCCGAGCGCGCGCAGGAAATCGGCGGGAAGCTGGAAGGCTACGCCGTAATCGGCGACCGGGTCGTCGGCCAGCCGCGCCAGCCGCGCCTGCCGGGTGGCGAAGCTCCAGGCGTTGGCGGAGAGCAGCGCGTCGCGTGCCGGCTCAAAGAGCGCCCCCGCGACCTCCGCCTCGGCGGTGCCCTCGTCGAAGGCGGTAATCGCCGTCGCCCCGATCTTGATGAGCGCGCGGCTGCACAGCCCGATAGCCGTCAATGCCATGGGATCGATCCTTCGAAACAGAGGAAGGATGCCGGGGCGCCTGAACGCCCCGGCTTGGCGTGAGCCGTGATCAGGTCTTGATGACGTAATTCAGGATCAGGGTCGGCTGCACGGTGTTGTGCGGCTGGCCGCCGCCGACGCTCGAGGTTTGCTGACGCTGGGGAATGGCGCCGTTGCCGCCCGCGAAGTTGTTTCCCATCTTGAACCACATCACATCGTGGCTGTGGTTCGGCATCTCCTCGATGGTCAGGGTGTGGACCTGCTCGCCGCCCGCCGCACCGAGGGTCGTGCCGTCGATGCCGGCTCCGGCGGAGGTCACGCGGTTGGCCGCGGTGCCGCCCATGCCGTCCAGGCCGGCGGGCACGCGCCCGCGCAGATCGGGGACACGAAAGGTGCCGGTGGCGTCGGAGGCGCCGCTGAACGTCCGGCCCAGGATCGCCGCAAGGGCGGGGTGGCTGGCGTAGTCGAGCAGGCTGCCGTCGCAGAACAGATAGCCGTCGGGGGCGCTGGCGCCGCCGAACGCGAGAACGGCGCCGGTGGGAACCAGCCAGGAACAACCGGAAGAAACGGTCATGATGCTGTCTCCAGAATGTGGGTGGGAAAGGGGTCGTCAGTCGGTGTTGGACGCGCCGAAGGGCGACAGGTTGGCGACGTCCACCACCCCCGCCGCGTTTGCGGCGACGACGAGGACGCCGGCGGCGGGCGCCCCGGCGGTGCCGGTGTTGGCCAGGATCATGTCGCCGCTGCGCAGCAGGTCGGACGCGCCGTTGAAATAGCCGCTGTTGTCCACCAGCGCGGCGGCGTCCGGCGTCGTGTAGTGCCACAGGGTGAAGCCGTTGGCGTAGGCGAGGACACTCAGGTCCTTCGGAAGATAGGCCATGGGAAAACTCCGTTTCGATCGTCGGCAGGGAGGGCGTCAGGCTTCCAGGCAGCGCATGGTGACGACGCCCGCCGCGTCGATCAGGCCGGCGCCCTGCGACATCATGTTGTTCACGAAATGCGCGGCCCGATCGCCGTGCCACGAGATGTCCGTCTTCACGTCGGAACCGGAGGCGTGGCCGATGGCCGTCTTGTGGTACCAGTGGCACAGCCGAACGCCACCCTCCGCCTTCAGGCCGGAATGGGGCATCCACAGCGTGCCCAGCCAGCGCTTGGCCTGGGTGCCGCGCCAGGGCAGCTCGTCGGCGCCGACATATTCGGTGCTGGCGAACTCGTCGATGCCCAGAAGCTGGCTCCACTGCTTCCAGCCGACGACGGCGTAGCGCTGGCCGTCGTCCGGCACGTCGGACTCGCCCAGCTTCTCGAAGGCCGTCAACACCTTCGCCTTGGTCAGCCCGTCGCTGGACGCACCCGCGTAGTTGGTGGAGCGGTTCAACTCACCCAGGATGAGTTCATCGGTCTTGCGGCCCAGCGCGTAGGCGCCGGCGCTGGCGATGATCTGCCGTTCGTCGATGTTGGTCTTCAGCTCGTCCAGCCGATCGACCCAGTCGCCGGCGTAGAAGTCGTAGAGGGTGCATTCGACCGGCGTGTGGTCCAGGTTCATCACCGGAACCGCGCCGTGGCGCGCCTTGGTCGAGGCGGTGCCCTTGCCGACCTTCTGGAAGACGGTGGAGGCGCCCTGGACGTTGTTCTTGGTGCGCACCGTGTTGCGCAGCTTGGAGCCCATGCGCTGGTAGGCGTCGTGCACTTCGCGTTCGAACTGCTTGACGAAAGCCTGGGTGACCGAGGTGGACATTGGATTGTATTCCTTTCGCGTTCTGCGGGGGTTCCGTCCGGCGGGAAGCATTCCGCCACCCGGTTGTCAGGCGCGCCCGATCCCGGAACAGGACGAGGGGACGCGCGCCCGGCCGCGGGCGAAGCGCGAAAAAAGAAAGGGGCTGGCCGGGCCTTTCGGTTGTCCGGTCAGCCCCTTTCAGGACAGGCATGGAGGGAGGTTCGGGATGCCGCGGCCCATCGTGTGAGGGGACGCACGACGGGCGTTGGCAAGAGTGTTTCTAGGACATGCGCCCTTTCATGTCAAGAATATTTTCCTTTATCGAACAATCATCCCCTTGGCGCGGTACTCCCTTGGGGCATGGAATATCCCCCGGAGCCACGCTGTTGAATGGTTGGCCTCAACGGCCCGAAAACACGGCATAAAAAAGGAATACGCTTCATGAAGACGATCATCACCGCCTGTGGCGTCGCCGCGCTTCTGCTCGCCACGCCGGCCCTGGCCGAAGGCACGTCCGGAACCACCGCCAAGGAGGTCCCGAGCAACAAGGCGACCGGGCAGGTCGCCGCCACCCACGGATCGCTCGACCCGGCGGTCGCGAAGATGACCGCGGCCCAGCTCAAGGGGAAGGACGTCTACGGCAGCGACGGCAAGGACATCGCCGAAATCGAGGGCATCGTCCGCAAGGGCGGCCAGACCTTCGCGGTGATCGACGTCGATCACATCGCCGACTTCAGCGACAAGGACGTCGTCCTGCCGCTGGAGCGGCTGCACATGAAGGGAAAGCGCCTGACCGTCGACATGACGGAGAACGACCTCAAGGGCCTGGAGTCCTGGCAGAAGGACAAGTACGAGGACGTCAAGGGCGCGCTGCGCTGACGTCAGGGCCGAATCGGGAGGACGGACCGGGGGCGACGGCCCCCGGTTCTTCCGGATCTCACGCCGACCGGCGCAGGCGCATGGCCAGCAGGTCGGCGGCCTGACCGGCGGGAACCGGGCGCCCGGTCAGCCAGCCCTGGACCAGGGTGCAATTGTGGTGGCGCAGGAAATTGGCCTGCTCCTGCTTCTCCACCCCCTCCGCCACCACGTCCAGCCCCAGCATGTCGGCCATGGCGATGATGGTGGAGACGATGCCGTTGTCCTCCCGCTCGCTCGGCACGCCGTTCACGAAGGAGCGGTCGATCTTCAGCGTCGTCACCGGCAGCCGCTTCAGGTAGCTCAGCGAGGAGTGGCCGGTGCCGAAATCGTCCACCGCCACGCGGATGCCCATGGCCTTCAGCGCCGCCAGCACGGACAGAGCGTGGTCCATGTCCTGCATCACCGCGCCCTCCGTGATCTCCAGCTCGACGAGATCGGGCGACAGGCGGTGGCGGTCGATGATGCGGCGGAAATCCTCGGCGGAGCGCTGGCGCAGGTGGCGCGGCGAGATGTTGACGGCCACCGGCACCGGCTCCAGCCCGCGGTCGATCCACTCACGCAACTGGCGGCACGCCTCGTCGAGCACCCAGTCGCCGAGCGGCACGATGAAACCGGTGTCCTCGGCGACCGGAATGAACTCGCCGGGTGAAATCATGCCGAAGCCGGGCTTGTCCCAGCGCAGAAGCGCCTCGAACCCCTCCAGCGACTGGTCGATCAGCGAAACCTTGGGCTGATAGTGGAGCTGGAACTCCCCGCGCGCCAGCGCCGCCCGCAGGTCGCGGTCCAGCGCCAGATGGCGGTGCGCCTGGTCGGCCAGCTCCTTGCGGAAGAAGGCGTGGCGCTTGCCGCCGGCCCGCTTGACCGCATAGAGCGCCGTGTCGGCGGAGCGGATGAGTTCCTGCGCGCTGTCGGCATGGTCGGGGAACAGGGCGATGCCGATCGACGGACGGACGTAATGCTCCGTCCCCATCAGCAGCACCGGCTCGTCGAAAGCAGCCAGGATGCGCTGGGCGGCGATCTCCGCCTCCTTCGCCTCGCCCACCTCGTCCAGGATCACCGCGAAGTCGTCGGTGCCGATGCGCCCCACCGTGTCGCTGGCCCGCACCGTGACGACGATCCGCGAGGCCACCTCCTGCAGCAGCAGATCCCCGGCATGGTGGCCCAGCGTGTCGGTGATCAGCTTGAAGCGCGACAGGTCCAGGCACAGCACCGCGAAGCCCCGGCCATGGCGGCGCGCCCGCTCGATCGAAGTGTCGAGCAGCGATTCGATGAGGGCGCGGTTCGGCAGGCCAGTCAGCCGGTCCCGCGTGGCCAGCCGCAGAAGCTCCCGCTCGTGGCGCAGCCGCTCCGTCATGTCGGCCAGCGCGCAGACGTAGCTGCGCCGCCCCTGCACGTCCAGGCAGGACAGGGAGAGCGAGGCGTCGATCCGCCCATCCGCCCGCTCGATCACCAGCTCCTCGGCGCGCTCCGTGCGGCCGCCGGTCCCCGGTCCTGCCGCACCGTCCCCGCCCGGCGCTCCCAGCCCGAGCAGCCGGGCGACCCGCTCGCGGTCCTCCTCGGCGAACAGGTCGGCGAAGCGATGGCCGTCGAGCCGCTCCGCGGGCACGCCGAACAGCGCGACGGCGGCGGGGTTGTGCTCCTCGACCACCCCGTCCTCGCCGACCAGCACGATGGCTTCGCCGATGTTGTTCATGATGCCGAACAGCCGCTCGTCGCGCACGATCAACGCCTCGGCGGCCTGCCGGAAATAATCCATGGCGCGGGCCATGGCGCCGAACTCGTCCTTGCGGTCGCGGCCGGGGATGTCGATGCCGGTCTGCCCTTCGGTCAGCCGCTCCATCCGCTCCGACAGCGCCTCGATGGGGCCCAGCACATGCTGCGACAGGAACACCGACAGCGGCCAGCTCAGCACCAGCAGAACGGTGATGAACAGGACGAAGGCCAGGGCCTCCATGGCGAACTCACGGTCGAGGTCGTCAGTCCCGCTGGCCGCCGCGATGGCCCAGCCCCAGGGCTCGAAGGTCAGGCTGGCCCGGACCGAATGCCCCTCACCCATCCAGCCCTCGGGCACGCGCCCGTCGGTGAACACGCTGACATGGAAGGGATCGCGCCCCAGCGCCCGCAGCGCCAGCCGCGCCTGCCCCTGGCCCTCGTCCCGCGCCAAGGCGCCCGCCTCGATGGACGCGTTGATCTCGCCAAGCATGGCGTGGGCCGAGCCAACCAACGCGTGGGTCAGCCGTCCCCGCTCCGTGATCAAACCGCTGCGCAGCAGGTAAAGCGCCGGGATTGCCGCCATCAGGCAGCCGATCAGGCCGATCCAGGTCAGCCAGCGGATCTTGCGGCGCAGCGTCATCACGGTCCCGACGGCAATCGTCACACCCGGCTGCTTCCGGGCGGTTGTCATTCTGCGCGAAAGCGTCGCTTTTTTATTTCAAACACGCAACGGTCAAGTTGCCCGCCCCGGTCCCCCTTCGTCCTTTTCAAACCGGCTGCGACATTTCGCCCATCCGGCGCGGCGTGGGTTCGCAGGCCCCACCATGGCTCCTCCCGCGAAGCACGCCGCGCCGCCGGTCCGGTGACTGATCAGGCGGTCGGATACAGGCGCCGGAACCCGTCGGTCACCTTCGACACCACCGCCGGGTCGCGGTCCCGCCAATAGCGGGGGTCGCGCATCAGCGCCTGCAATTCCGCCTCCCCGCCGGCGGACGGCGCGCCGGCCGGCATCGACAGGGCGGCGGGCTCGCCGCCGGTCATCATCCGGTGAAGCGCCATCACCCCCTCATAGGTGGTCGACAGCCCCTCCACCGCGGCGGACGGCAGGTTCTTCACCGCCCAAGCGTGGAGCTGCCGCGACACCTCCCGCCAGCGCTCGGCCCCGCCAAACTGGGCGGACAGCCGCTCGACCTCGCGTTCCGCCTGGAATTCGGCGGCCAGCTCCTGAATCAGCGGGACCAGACGCTCGGCGGCGAGGTCGTAGACGAGCTGCGCCTGGTCCGGCGTGAAGCCGGCGCCGTGCAGGCGGCCGTTGATCGCCGGGTCCGGCTCGAACAGCCCGTGGTCGCAGGCAATGCAATAGCCCTCCGGCCCATCGGGCACGCCCGGCGCCGCCAGCAGGTCGGGCCGCTCACCGCTGTCGTGGGGGTGGTCGGGGGCCGGGGCGGGAGCGGACAGCTTGCGCTCCAGCTCCAGATACGACTTCAGCAGCGCCTCCACGCGCACCGCGCCGGTTTCCGGATCGCGGAACTTCTCGGGCACCGCGGGCGGGGCGCCGGGAACGGTCGACGTCAGCAGGTTCTCGGCCATGGATAGCTCCTTATCGATGAAAGACTTTAGGCGCCCTGCCCACGGGCGGTCAGGGCGAGGATGAGGGCGACCAGACGGCGCTGGCCCTCCAGGTCGCGCAGCGCGGCGTCGGAGGCGTCGGGGCCGAGCGTGCGTTCGAGCGTCATCGCCTTCAGCGTGTCCAGCACCCGCTCCCCGTCCGGCCCGGCGAAGCAGCGGGCGAAGCTGGACGCCGGATCGCCGGCCGGAACCGCCTCGGCGGGCGAGGCTCCATCCAGCCAAGCCCAGCCGCCGTTGTTCCACTCCGCCGGATCAGCCATGGGGCGCCTCCGCCCGCACCAGCTTGGCGGGCACGCCGAAGGCCTCGCCCAGCCAGCGCGCGGTCGCCGCGACGTCCACCGCGGACAGCGCCTCCGGCCCGAGCTGGCGGGCGGTGTCCAGCCAGCGCAGCGTCGCCTGGACGTCGCGCTGCGCCTGCGCCTGGGCCAGCGGGGAACGGTGCTGCAGCGCGACCGTGCGCCCGTCCACCGCGATGTCCGGGATCTCGCCGCGGCGGCGCAGGATGCCGACGGCGCGCAGCACCAGCGGGGTCAGCAGCTCCGCCTGGAGCCGCCCGTAGGTCGCGCCGAGCAGCCGGGCCATCTCGGCGGAGCGTTCGATCACCTCGGTCGCGGTCATGCGCGGCTGGTCCAGCGGCCCCAGCCGGTCGGCCAGCAGCGCGTGGCGGATGCGCGCCCGCAGGTCGTCGAGCACGAGCTGCGACACGTCGAACCGGCCGGGGTTGGCGAGCGGCGTCAGCCCGGCCGACCCCACCGCCTTGGGGATGATCGTCCCCGGCACCAGCCGGATGGTCGCGGGGTTCAGCACCCCGTCGTCGTCGGCCTGCCAGATGCCGGTGACGGCGACGGAGGCGTTCTTCAGCACCAGCTCGACCACCTTGTTGGCGGTCTTGATGTCGGGCAGCGCCTTCATGACCGGCGACCGGCCATAGGTCTCCCCCGGTGCCTTCAACCAGCGGAAGTTGATGAACGGCGATTGCGCGAAGCGCCCCTCGGCCAGCGTGGCGGGATCGGCCAAGCCGCTGTCCAGCACCACCGTCCAGCGGTAGGCCAGCCCGTCCGGAAGCACCGCCTCGACCAGCGGAAAGCGGCTGTCCGGCTCCGCGGCTCCGCGTTCCCGCACCGCGTCCGGGATGGTCACGCCGGGAAAGCGGCGCTCGATCTGGGCCAGCGTCGCCTCGCTGCGCCGGAAGGTGCCGTCCAGCCGCCCGTCCGCCCCCTCCTCCAGCACCGCCTCGGCCAGCGGCACCGCGGTGAAGCGCAGGCTGGAGGCGCCGCCGGGCGGGGCCTCCTCCATCAGCAGGCAGGCGGTGCCCACCGTCACGAGGTCGAGGAAGGCCTGATGGATCTCCACCGCGAAGTTGGAGCGGTCGACATGCGCCTGCACGATGCCGGCGGCGCGGTCGAGCATCGGGGCCACGCGGTCGCGCTCCCCGTCCGGCAGCGACGGACCCGGTTGCAGCCCGAACCAGCGCGACCAGGGCGGGGTCAACTCGGCCAGCAGGCTGGCGGCGAGCTGTTCCACGGCGTCCGGCGCGGTGCCGTCGAACAGCCGGTCCACCCGCCGTTCGCCGGGGATGCCGCCGCCGCGGAAGGGCTGCCCGTTGGGCAGGGCGTGGTCGTAGCAGTCCTGCCAATGGCTTTCCCAGACCGACCGGCGCTCCCGCGCCGCCCGGTAGCGCTCCAGCAGACGCTCCGGCCCGTTCGGCGACGTGGATGCGGCATCCCCCTTGCGGCCCCCTTGGGGAGTGCCGTGCGTGGTGTCCTTCATGGCCTCACTCCCCCAACAGGCGCTTGCGCAGCGGCACCAGCGCGCCGACGTCCAGCGCGCCCCGCCAGGACGTCTGGACCGTCCCCGCCCGTCCCCGGTTGCGCCGCTGGATCAGCGCCTCCGCGGCCTTGGCCGGGTCCTTCTCCTCCTCCGTCGCCGGAGCCGGGCCGGCGGCGGGCGGATCGCCGGCGGGTGAGGCCACGGGAGCGGAAGCCTCCACCGCCGGGGCGGCGGGTTCGGGAAGCGGGTCCGGAGGCGCATTCCACCAGGGCGTCGTGGCGGGAGCCGGCTCCGGGACCGCCACGGGCACCGGCGCCGGCTCGGGGGCGGGCGTCGGCGTGGGTTGAGGATCCGGCGCGGGCGCAGGCGGCGGCGCCGGCCGGGGCGCCTTGAACAGGTTCGCCATGGGCGAGGGGTCCTTGTCCGTGATGCGAAAACAGGCCCTTGCATGAAAGGGCGTCGGGAAGGCGGACGGGCCGGCGGCGGCGCGAATCAGGCCGCGGGGACGGGCCTCGCCAGATGCCGGTAGAGCTGCCAGGGCGTCACGATGCCGGGCGCGTGCAGCCCCAGCAGGCGCTTGATCGCCTCGACGCAGGTGAAGGGAGCCCAGGGGGCCGGACGATTCAGGCCGCGCCGCACCGTCGCCGGGGTCACCGCCATGCCCATCCCGTGGTACCAGCCCGGCAGGTCGAAGGCCGCGGGCAGATCGAGGACCGACACGTCGGTGAAGGACGAGAGCGGATCGACGATCACCCAGTGGCGCCCATCGTGCAGCAGCGCGAAGCAGTGGCAGAACCCCGGCTTCAGCAGACGCAGCCACCACAGCTCCGCCTCGCCCCGGAAGACCACCCAGACACGCGGCGCGTCCGCTCCCTCCCGGCAGGGCACCACTTGGCAGGACTCCACTTGGCAAGGCTGGGGCAGCGGCGTGCTCACTGAACGATGCCCTTCTCGCGCAGCACCGGGCGGAGCCGGTCGAACGCCTCCCGCCACAGGGTGTGGGCGCGCTGCTCGCGGTAACGCGCCGGGTCCGGCGCCATCAGGCGGCGCCCGTAATGGACCAGCACGTGCAGATGGTCGCGGATCAGCAGGCGACGGCGGTACAGCCGGTCCACCGCGCACAGCACGTCGCCGGGCTCGCACGGGCGCTGGATCAGCCCGCGACCGGCGGCGATGCGCGCGCCGGCGGCCTTGGCGTCCTGCGCCTGGACCGACCAGAACCACGCCTCCTCCGCGCTGCCGAACGGTTCCCCGGCGGCGTCGGACAGAACCATGAACGTGTTGCGGTGCTGGACCATGCGTGAGGTCTCCCTGGAAATTGCAGCTTCTGGGTTCGCGGGCGCAGCTTCGCTCTCGGGCGGAGCGCCGGATGGGCCGCGGCACGCGCGGCTGGCGAACACATGTTCACGTTATGTACTGATTAAAGTCCTTCGTCAAGGAAAATATGAATAGGTTCCTAGGGACGGGCTGGTTCGTTTATGTGATTATCCTCCCATGCTCAAACATGCGGACATTTGGCGGGCGATCGACCGCCTCGCGGCCCAGCACGGGCTGTCGGCTTCCGGACTCGCGCGGCGCGCGGGGCTGGACCCGACGACCTTCAACAAGAGCAAGCGGACCACCGGCGACGGCAAGCTCCGCTGGCCCTCGACGGAGAGCGTGTCCAAGGTTCTGGAGGCGACCGGCGCGTCGCTGTCGGAGTTCGTCAGCCTCGTCGGCGATGCCGCGGGCGCCGGCTCGCTCCAGCGGGTGCCGGTCATCGGCTATGCGCAGGCGGGCAACGCGGGTTTCTTCGACGACGCCGGCTTTCCCTCGGGTGTGGGCTGGGACGAGCTTCTGTTTCCCAGCATCGGAGATCCCCACGCCTACGCTCTGGAGATCGCCGGGGACAGCATGGACCCCGTCTACCGCGACGGCGACACCATCATCGTCTCGCCTGCCGCACAGATCCGGCGCAACGACCGTGTCGTCGTCCGCACCAAGGGCGGCGAGGTGATGGCGAAGCAACTCCTTCGCGAAACCGCCACCAAGATCGAGCTGATTTCCATCAACCGCGCCCACCCGGACCGCAGCATCCCGCGCGCCGAAGTCGCCTGGATGGCCCGCATCGTCTGGGCGAGCCAGTAAGCGTCAGCCCTGCGGCACTCTGTCCTAGGACAAATATCCCTTACTGCGTCATCGGAAGAGCTTATCGTCCGGCCATGACCGGACTCTGCGGAACGCCTCGGCGTTCATCCCTTCTGGAAGAGCTTGAACGCCGCCACGACGACGCACCGCCCCGCAGCGCGGTGCGGACGGCGCTTCTGGAGGGGGCGGAGCGTCACGCCGCCCTCGCCCGCGCCGCCGCTCTTCGCCTGCACGACCGGCTGGCCGCCGAGGCCCGCCGGGGCTCCGCGCAACGGCGCCGCTCCCTGCCCGCAGACCGCACGGGCGGCGATGCCTGGCTGTCCCGCCTCACCGGCGCACTGACTCACCACCGCAACGCCGCCAGCGCGCTGATCCGCGAAGGCAGTTGACTCGATCCGACCGTCAGGCGGCGGGAGAGGAGCCGGCACTGCCGGAGTCGGAGGACGTCCCCTCAGCGGCCACGGCAGTGGCGGGCGCGGTCCGCGCCTTCCTTGCGCGCGGTTTGCGAACCGGTGCCGCGGGGGACGGTGCGGCCGCCGGCTCGGCCGCGCCGTCCACGGTCAAAGACACGGATGGCGTCGGCGCCTCCGTCTTCGCCGTGGCCTTCTTCTCAGCGGCTTTCTCTGGGGCCTTCTCTGGGGCCTTGTCCCGGTCGACGGCCTTCTTCAGCACCTTGCTCTTTGAAAAGCCGGCCTCACGCAAGGCCGTCTTCAAATCCTCCCACGCCAAGCGGATTTCCGTCGCGAAGGCCCGCGCGTCGTCGTCACGGTGGGTGCGGAAATACTCCGCCGCCTCCCGCATCTGGGCCGGCAGGGTTTCCGCCCCGGCGCGCACCGCCTCGTTGCGCAGGCGGTTGTGGCGGTCGTCCAGATAGGTGAGGATCTCCGACAACTCCTCCGGCGTGCAGCTTTTCTGAAGCCTGTCGGTGACCACGGGCGCGGCCTTGTCGATCTTCCCGACCAGTTCCGACCGACCGCGCTTCAGGTCCGGATCGTAGACGGTGCGGATCACCTGGATCACGCGGCGGCGTTCGCGGAATTGCATCAT